ATTGCCAGACTTGGCACAATGAGAATATGGGGATTGAAACGAAAAATTATTGATATGAAATATGGGGAAAGGGGAAGTATTTTGAAATTAGATAAAAACCAATTAAAATTAGCTATATGAATAAAGATAAGAGTTCATCCGGTAGACACCCTGATCAGATCCCTGCTCAGGCCTCGACATACGAGCGTCACAGGACAATGAAGCAGCAGGTACGAAGATTCAAGTCTCCGAAGCTTTGTGGCATGTACACTATAGAGATACCTGGGCTACGCATAACATACTATATCAAGACTGCAAAGCGTTATAAGGCAAAGATCGTTGAGATGACTAAACGCTACCCTGATTTGGAAATGATTTGTAAGGTACCGAATAAGTAATTAAAATATATTTTGTATCTTTGCGAAATAACAAAGAATTAACAATAAATGGCACGCAAAGGAGGAACACCGGAAAATTTAAAGCCTTGCAAGCCAGGGGAAACACATAATCCGAATGGCAGACCCCGGGTATTGCCAGAGCTTAAAGATGCTATACGAGCTATCTTAGAGCAGAGAGTTGGTGACAAAACAAAACTTGAATCAGTATTAGAAGCACTTTACAATCGAGCTAATAAAGGAGACGTAAGAGCTATTCAAGAATTATTCGACAGGTTTTATGGTAAGATAAAACAGGAGCACGATATTAATATGGACACTGAAATAAATATCACGTTTAAAGAAAAATGAATCTGGATATCGAGACAACCGGGGTATACTTTAAGAATCTCAAAGCAAATACGAGATATGTGTTCAACCCCGGTGGTACAAGATCATCCAAGACTTATTCAATCAATCAGGTAATATATACACTGGCAGTAAAGAGTAAAGAGCCTCTAATATTGTCTATCGTGTCTGAGACGATGCCTCACCTTCGTAAAGGTGCAATGCGTGACTTTTTTATATTCCTTAAAAACAATCGTATCTACCTTGAAAAATATCATAACAAGTCTGATAATATCTATCAGGTCAATAAGTCGATAATTGAGTTCTTTAGTGTTGACACACCCGGAAGGGTACATGGACCGGAAAGAGATTATCTGTTCGTCAATGAACTTCAGTATATTCAATATGATACATTTTTTCACCTGGCACAGCGGACACGAAAACAGATATTTGCTGACTGGAATCCCGTATCAGAATTTTGGGTCTACCCGGAATATATTGATAATAAACAATACAAAGATGATATTACTGTTATCCATTCCACGCTGTTTGACAACCCGTTCCTTGCCGAAGAGATAAAGACAGATATCCTGCGTCGTGCTGAGCGTGATCCGAATTACCGTCGTGTATATCTCGAAGGGCTGATCGGCCAGCTCGAAGGATTAATATATACTAACTGGTCTATAGGTGAATTTGATATATCATTACCGTTTGGTTATGGTATGGACTTCGGCTTTCATCCCGACCCGGATGCTATGTCAAAGATTGCTGTTGATGACCGTAAACGGAAAATCTATATAAGTGAACGTCTGTATGCAAATGACCTGCAGGTATCAGATCTTAAAGGAGCGATTAAATTAATTGCTTTACCACATGATTTGATTATTGCTGATTCGGCTGATCCACGTATGATCCAGGAGCTTCGTAATTCAAACCTGAATGTTAAGCCGATAAAGAAGTATGATGGATCTGTTCTGGAAGGTATAAGGCTCGTTCAGGATTATGATATCATAGTTGACAAGGAATCTACTAACCTGATACGTGAATTTCGTAACTATACATGGAATGATAAGAAAGCAGGGATACCGAATAAGGGCTTTGATCATTTACTTGACGGGCTAAGATATTATGTTCAGGCGACCACATCGAGAACTAATTCACGGCAGCAATGGCACGGATAAAGATTGATAATGAAACTATTCATTGAAATATATGTAACATTTAATAGCAATTAGATATAATTTTACAAGAAAATATGATAGCAATAGTTAATAAAAAGATTGATTTAAGCATTTATAAGCGGTAGATTCGTTTAAAGATTTGAACAAAATAACTATTCATAATGAAAAGATCTGTTGTAATATCTGTAATGAATAATAATAGTTATATCCGTTTCAATGAAAATATTTAATATCAATAGTTACTCAGAAGATTCGTTTAAATATTTATAATACTTAGATTAAGTTAACCATTTGAAGTAAATAAACATTGTTAATGAAAAGATACGTTTTAAGATCGATAACATTTAATAACAATAAAATTCATTTTGATGAAAAGATTTAATAACTTTAATTATGAAAAGATATGATCAAACATTGATAGCAATTAGTTTCAACTAATTATATATTGAGTATAAACGTTTGTAATGAAAAGATCTATCCGAAAGTTTGTAACACTTAATAGCAACTAAATACGTTTGAACAAAAAGATTTGATAGCTTCAGTTAGTGAAAAGATTTGTCGAAAGATTTGTAATGAATAAATTCAGTTAGTCGTTTGGGATGAATAACTGTTTATATTAAAAAGATTGGTAAAAAGGTTGGTAACATTTAATAATAGTTAAATCCATTTGGATAGAAATATTTGATAACAATAGTTAGTGTGAAGATTGGTTGAAACATTAATAACGAATAGATATGATTAAAGATTTGAAAGATGTAAGTATTTATAATGAAAAGATCAGTCAGGGAATCGGTAACGATTAATAGTAATTGGATTCGTCTGAATGAATAGTTTTAATAGCAATGATTGACAGGAAAATGTGGTTAAAGATTCTTAATAAATAAGAATGGTTAAACGAATAAGAAATATAAATAAGATAACGCTCCTTGATATGATGCGAGATAGCAACCTACTAAGTCTGTCGGATGATCTTATTCAGTTACCCGTGCCGTCGTCGATCAGGATCAAAGGTAAGGATTATCCGGTCCCTGAGACTTCAGATGAATTTTGTAGGAACCTTGTTTACGGCCAGCGATTATTTATTGCACGTAAAGAGGATAACGACTTTGGTGTAATATTAAGAGTATTAGATGGTTACTATTATCCTATAGTTACTGTTAATAAATGGGATGATGACAGAGCGTTATTATTTGGAAAATATATATTAAATTTGTCTGTTATTCAAATTTATCCTGTAGCCATGCATATCGTAAATCTCATAAGCGAAGTTGCAGATCGGGAACAAAGACTGCTGCACCGGGAACCATCGAAGATCGAACTGGCAGCAGGTATCGAACGGCTGAATCCATTCACAGAATTATTATCACTTGACTTCCTAAGGGATGCTATGAAAATTACTGTCCCGGAAGTTATACAGACACCGTATAATGAATGTTTAGTTAGGTTTATGATTGCTAAAGAACAGGCAGATTTCCAAGATAGATATATTGAACTTGTTAAAGAAGAATCAAAACTAAAAACTTAAAATTATGAAAACGAAATGTTGTGGAAAAAAGGAAAAGCGGTTTATCAGTATTTTCAATCTCCTGTTCCTGATCAGGAATGACAAAGGGGAATGATATGAAAGCAACTATTGAAAACGGAGTATTATGGGTTGGTTCAGAAACTCATGAAGAAATCTTAGCGACGAATCAATGGATGCATGATAATGCAGAAGGAATTAAACTTTTAAAGCAGGATCATGGGACTACAATACAATTTGTTGGAATTGTTTTGGAAAAAAATAAACCTCCCAAGAAATTCAGAAACAAAATAATAAATGATAACAGCCACCCTTAAACAGATACTTACAGATTCCGGTTGTAACCTTGTAATCTATGAGCAAGCCCGACTGGCAAACCTATATACTGACCAGTCAGATCAATTCGATGTAATAGGTCTTATAGTGCAGCCTGACGATGTTGTACTGGAAGTGAAGGCTAATGCTATCCAGGAACATTACAACCCGTTAATCATCGAAGTAATGCAGCAGGTCCGTATGGAGGATGAGGCTGATAGTAATGAAACGAAATTACAGGACCTACTTGATATCTGTAAAGAAATAATCGTCCGGCTGATTGCTGAAGCGACTTTCAAGACTCTTACGCCCGTGAGAGTAACCAAGATCACAGAACGCAGATATGATGCAAACGTCATCGGCTGGATGATTCCTTTAGACCTGACATACCTACTTAACGAAACACGTAAACCTTGTTTATGATCCCTGACCTTAATACCGAACTTCAGCAGTTTATCGACAATATCGGTAAGCGTAATATGTATTCCGGTAACAAGATACCTGAATCAATTATGAAGCAGTTCGTTATTGCTGAGGATGATTATCACATTGGTATTGAAGTTCCATACTGGCTCGGAGTTCTTGAACGTGGACGAGGACCCAGACGCTCAACAAAGGATCACGGTTTATGGAAGAAAATATACAGATGGATGGAACGTAAAAATATGTTCCGTTCACGTACAGACAAGGGACGGATCAGCGAAGCGAAAGGGCTGACCTGGTATATCAATAAGCATGGTAATGAGCAGTTCCGTAAGAAAGTCTATATTGATATTTACAACTCGGAACGTCGGCAGTTAATAGAAAAGATCAACGAGCGATTTAGTTTTTTCATCGGTAAGATAACAACAGATATAATTTAATCAATGGCAACATATTATGTATCGAATAGTGGAAATGACGCTTCTGCTGATCCTACAAATCCAGCAACTCCTTGGCTAACAATAGCAAAAGTACAGACCTATGGTCTTGCAGGAAATTTTAATCCGGGAGATTTCGTTAAATTTAATTGCGGGGATATTTGGGAGGAGGAATTAGTTGTACGTCAAGGTGGTGGAGTAGGCTCGCCGATAACATTTACTTCATACGGCACAGGAGCAAAGCCGATTATTACAGGAATGGATGATATAACAAACTGGGATAATCCTGCAAACTGGGAACAGGTAGAAGAAACTGATGTTTGGTATATGACATTATCTTATTCAACAGTTCGTCCACGTATCAGGTTAGATGAAGTTGAAGTAGAATCAGCATCCTCAGCAATACTTGTTACTAATCTTCTTCCATATTATCACGA